GTCTTATGACCAAATACTTTCTCGCTATGACACAATAAACACTTTGGATTACCGCAATCTAGTGCATGATGTTTTGCTAAACGATGTGGTTCTCTGATGAATTTATTATGACCTGTGTGGCCCATCTCTTTAGCGATTTGTAACTGTTTGGTGATGGCATTATCGTCCTTAAGCAAGCGTTTGCTGTGCTTAATCTTATCTTGTTCAGTACTCATACTAGTGCCTTTTACGGTAATCTTCTACTGCGGCTTTGATGGCGTCCTCAGCGAGGATGGAGCAGTGTATTTTGACTGGGGGAAGGGAGAGTTCGTCGGCGATGAGTGAGTTTTTGAGGGCTCCAGCTTCATCCAATGTTTTACCCTTGACCCACTCTGTGACAAGACTTGAACTAGCAATTGCTGACCCGCACCCATATGTCTTAAATCTGGCATCTATTATCACTCCGTTTTCTACTTTGATTTGCAGTTTCATTACGTCACCGCAAGCTGGGGCACCGACCATGCCCGTACCCACATCTGTATCATCTTTACTAAAACTACCCACATTGCGTGGGTTTTCATAGTGGTCGATAACTTGACTAGAGTATGCCATTATTTAGCCTCTTTACTGAACATTGCTAAAACTTTTGCTTGTATGTTCTTAGCGAACTGAGGTTGAGGGAAGTTCCATCCGACGAATGCACCTAAAAATAAATATAACAAAGTTTCTAACATAATATGTCTCCTGTATTGTATTTAGTCGGTTGAATTATCTTCTACTACAATCCATCCTAATTTGAATAAATCTTTGCGTATTTCGTCGGTAACAACACTTTCAGCTACGTGGGCTTTAGTCTCAAGCAGTTTTTTCTTTGAATCTTCACTTAAAATACCCCACTGATCTTCATCTGCATCAACTATACCACTACAGTACCAATCTAAATAGTCACCTTCACCGCGAATATCAGCAATAATACCTCCTGCATGTCTCCAACTGCAACTCCACTTTTTCTCGGTTAGTATAGGCCATACTTCATTACGCATGAAATCATTGTTACACATTGCTGCGTATAGATGTTGGGCATAGACTTTATCACTTTTAACTTTTTCTATGACCCAATCAGTAGAACGCAAGTCATATTCTAGATCATCTTGTTTAGGAATCAATATATCATCTTCTTTTGCTGATAGAAAATTTTCCCAATTATAATCTAGCGCATCATCAATCATCAGTTTTTTTGATTCTTTGCTTGCTGTAGAAAATGTGATTACCAATACGTGCTACTTGTTTGTAAGGCCATGAAGGATCAACATGTATTGAGTGAAAGAACAATGTTGTCTTTGGAACAACATCTTTGTACATTCCCATCATTGCTTGATACGCAACCATTTCAGCTTGCTTGTATTTTGCGCTTGATGTATTTGGATCACCTTTGCCTTCACATACCCAGCTGAACTGACATACAACATTTGAATTGATGGTAGTCTTTTGGTAGATTACTTTGCAAGGGGTCTCAGCGAATCCGTGATTAACACGATTCAATACCACTCTGGCGACGGCGGCTTGTCCAGGCATTGCCTCAGTACCTGCTTCATAATATATATTTCTTGCCATACACGCAAGCTGTTTCATATCAATTTTCTTTATATTACTAGTAATATCTGGAAAAGTGTATAATTTTTGTGTAGGCACAGGAATGACCATGATTGATAAAAACATCATGGACAGTAATACTATCTTATTTTTTAATGATAAAAACATAATTTTCCTTTTCTGTAGTATACTACAGGTTTGATTAATAACCAAATATTTTGGTTATTGAACCCAGCAATCGCAATTACATGTGATTACATCATTGATAGCTTGCGCTATAGAAGGTACTGAAGGCAACAGTACCGAAGAATTGTCTATAGTATTTAGCGGAATAGGAATGATGTTCACAGGTTCTGCTAAACTTCCGGGTATTACTATTGGGTCAGGTGCAACTATTGTTGTTGTATCAGCAGGGTATGCTGGTGCAGCATCAGGTGCATTTAGTGGAACATTACTAGGTATATTGTTATCTAATGGTATACCAACTAAGTTCAATCTAGACTGATTTCTATTCTCACGCATCATAGCTACTATACTCTGTCCAGTAGTATTAGTTAAATCACTAATAGCTTCTAGTGTCTGTGCAGACATATTTGGTTGTGTATCCAATGCGTAAGATGGTATAGTATCTACAAAACTATATGTTGTGGTTGTTGTATAGTTAACCGTCGTAGTGATTCCACTATTTCTGGCGCGCTGTTCTATGTTCAACTGTGTTGCGGTTCGATTATATAAACTATTAAGTTGTGCTGCTTGTATAGCAGAAACATTTTGTATTGTTGCTATCTCTGTGTTTGCCAAATCAATCTGTGCTTGAACCGCTGCATTTAATCCAAGTGTAGCACCTTGTGTAGCAGTATATAAGTTTGCGTATATAGTAGCTAACGTTGGTGTTTGTATAGCTTGTATCAATGATTGCATCGTCACCCACGGATAAGGTAACCCAGACATACAACCAAAGAAATCACTATATGTATAAGTGTTGCTTGCTCCGCTGCCTAACGCAATTGAAGTCAAAGCTGCTTGTGCATTCGTGATATTAGTTGGAACATTTGTACCATTTACTAGATTCAATCCCTGTGTAGTCTCTAAGTTAGCTACCACTTGAGCAAATTTTTCTATAGGTATATTAGTGATATTTTTTATCTGCTGCATAGACATAGAGAATGCACCTGCTGCAACTGCTATATCTGCCGGAATCAAATCTTGCAAGTATGAACCAAATCCTTGCGGTATGACTTGTACATTATTGATGCTAGTATATCCTGTATAAGATACTTGAGCAGTACCTGCGGGTGACGTTGAACCTATTTGTGATTTTATAGCTGTAGCAGTCAATGACGAATTTAAACTTCCATCACTTGAATAGATAGGATAGTATGTTTTGCTGTTAGTAGACTGTGCTTGTCCAACATTGTATACTGGCACTGTTAATGTCAGATAGCTTATAGGAAACATTTTTCTTGGATTCAATAAATCTGCTAATGTTTCTAATCCACTTGTCTTGCAATTTAGTGATATCAATATCTCGTCTAAATCAACACCTGCTATTATTAGAAATGCTCCATAAATCAATTGTTGTTGATTAGGAGTTACATTATTATTGCTAGTCGCTCTATCAACATCTGATACAGATAAGCCACTAGCAAGCAATGCGATACGCAATGATGCTGTCAACCCATTGACATTCTTTATAGTAGCTAATAGATTAGAAGGCAAACCAAATGTAGATATAGTTTTTAAATCTAGTGCTTTACCTAAGTTGACTAAATCTTGCCCAAAGTCAGTTGTTGCTAGACTTACACCAGTGATATCTGCTGTAGTCAAGTCATTCATATTACTATAAGTACCTGTCAAAAATTCTAAAGAATTTTTTAAAGTCATTATAGATTGATTTGATTGACTTATATATGATCCAGCTTGTTGGAAAGAACCCAAGAAGTTAGTGTAATTTGGTAAACTAGACTTATAATTATATTCGTTATATGCTTGCCAAGAGAATAATCTGTAGTATCCATAGCTAGCATTTTGTCCAGTGTACAGAAAGTTGTAACTCTGACTACCTGAGTATGTGCTAGGAGGACTATTGCCCAATGCTGGAATAGTTGTGCTACCTATTGCTAATAAATTAGTATAAGTTGACAATGACATATCACCTGTGTTATATCTTACATAACCTTGAGTTATCGCATTTGTTAGATTGTTAAGTACTGTATCAGATATTATAGTACCGTAGGTATAATTACTGATACTAGTGCTGGAACCCATTATAGCAGCCGTTGATCTGTTGATGTTTAATCCAGTGTTTTGTAATAATCCACTGAGAACATTAACACCTAAAGGACTTTGTTTGCCTGAATCACTCATGGTACAAACACATCCTCACTACCTTTGACTATACGATGACCACAACTGTTGCCAGAACCTACTCTCAATACAGCAACACCTTCTGCGTATACAGTTGGACTAGCTTCCGTAGTGTATGAAGCGTTGTCACTATGCTCATCTTCTCCGTGACCTGATATCCTACTGACATGTAAGCCGATTGCTATTCCATTAACAAAAACCGTCTTGGCGCCGCGCAATATTCTGCCGCCTTCTTGATTTGTGTCACCCAATCTGCTTACTTTTGCCATGTTATCCTAATACGATTTTCTTTTCTGGTACTTTGATTCCAGTTGTTGCTTCTAAATACTTCATCTTTATGTTATCATCTGTCTCTGCATAAAGACTGATACTAGTAGTATTTAGTGTGAATTTACCCTTAGGATTTGCAGTAAACATACTAGGTATCATTTGCATACCCTGTTGACCTGGTGCGATACTCACTGGTTCTTCGATGATGATGTTATCTCTGGTTATATCGACTACCTTAGTAATCAATTCTTCACCACTGTTCAATTTGATTGTAAATACTTTTCCGATTTCCATTATACGCTTTCTGTTAATTTTTTTCTGAGTTCTGTAAACCCACCCACAAGTTCTCCTTCTAGGAAAATCTGCGGAACTGATCGGGCAGTTGGTACTGCTTCTAATAAATCTTCTTTGGTGTAACCATCACCAATCTTCTTTTCTTCAAACACTATCCCTTTATTCTTTAGTAACATTTTTGCTTGGTCACAATAAGGGCAGTCGTACTTACTCCATACAATCGCTGTCATATTTTTTTCCTTTTATAAACTTGGTAATTGGTCGTAATCAAGACTTTCGCTCATCACTCCCAATACATAATTTGTTGATTCATTCTCTTGTAGTGCAGTCTGCTTCTTGCTAGTATCACTATGCTTATTGAACCACGGTATAGGTGTACTACGTGGGCTATTGCCCTGATACTTGATACCGATATCTTTCAATGCACTTACTGCTGTGTAGTCAACAAAGTCTTTTAATACATTAGCGTTCAATCCAATTACAG